AAGAACGTACAGGAGCGGTGGGCCTCGGAATACGGAAGCAAAAACGGAGATCACGTCTATACGACCAAAAACAAGGTTTACGGCGAGTACAGTATTGCAAGCACCGGATACCTGAGCGAAAACAAGGCGTGGGCCGTAGCACAAGCAGCAGCCAATACTGGAGCTACAGACGCAAACGCGGAAGCAGCGAAAGCGCTGGCAAAACTGAACAGCGAGAAAGCACGGACGTATTGGCAGGTACTGCTAAACGCAGCTGCGCACGCCGACGCCGACAGAATGCGGGCAGCGGCGGCGCAGCTTGCAACAGAGTGGGAAACCGGAGAATACACGAACTGGAAAACGTGGGCCGACCTTGCAAAAAATGTACTGGGGGTTATTGGCGGCGGGGCCATCGGCGGCGCCGTACTCGGCAGGCTCAAGTGACGCACGCGCACACGAAACGCGCGCGCGCGCGCCACTATCGCTCGCCTCATACAGCACCTTGATGGCCGCATAGGTGTGCTTCGCACGAGTTTTATATGCCGCCTTCGGCGGTGTGCCTGCGGCGGGCCTACGGCAAGGTGGCCGACCAGTCGGCCTACTGCGCTGCCTACGGCAGCAAATTGAGTATTATACGCGGAGTGATCCGGGCAAGCCGGCTCCACTCAGATGGTAGAATTTCCGAGAACGTATGTACGCTAAAGCGCTCGGACGGCCAAAAGGTACGCCGAGCGCTTTACTTCTAAAGACTTTACGAAAATTCATGTGTTTATATCCTCGTCTAATCGAAAACAAGCGCTATCTACCGAACAAGAAGAACGGCGGAAAACCAGAGGCACCAGCAGACAAACGTATGCGAGCTATACCAATCGCGTGCGGACAATGCATAGAATGCCGGAAGCAGAAGGCCAGAGAATGGCGAGCAAGATTATGCGAGGAGCTGAAAGATGACCCGGACGCACTCTTTATAACAATGACGTTCAGTGACAAAAGTCTGCAACAGTTCAAAGACGAATACGGAATAGACGAAGCCAACGAGACAGCAGCCAAGGCGATAGAACTGTTTAGGAAACGGTGGTACAAACAGTACAAATGCGGCATAAAACATTGGCTGGTAACAGAACTTGGCCACGGAGTGAGAGGAAAACCAGGAACAAGAAGCACAGAGCGGTTGCACCTACACGGATTCCTATGGACCAACAAAGAGTGCGCAGAAATCGAAAAGATGTGGGCGTACGGATGGGTCGATACCGGGGAGTACGTGAACGAACAGAGTATCGGGTACTGCGTGAAGTATGTATCAAAGGCAGATGCAGCACACCCAGGGTTCGTATCGCGGGTATTCGCATCAAAAGGGCTCGGAAAGGGCTATTTACGGCGATCTGACGCGATATATAACAGATTCAAGGGGGAAGATACCCGGGAATATTATCGCACGAAATCCGGGCTAAAAATAGGCATTCCGACGTACTGGCGAAACAAGCTATGGACCGAGGAAGAAAGGGGTAAACTATGGATTCAGAAACTGGATAAGAACGTGCGGTACGTACGAGGCATGAAAATCGACATATCGACACCGAAAGGAATACACGAATACTACGAGGCATTGGCGCGGGAACAGCGGATCAACGTAGAACTAGGATACCCAAAAGAAGCGTGGGAGAGAAAAAAATACAAAAATTCACGCGAAAAATTTGGAATATCAAAATAATTCGCTATACTTGCATCATAAAAAAAAGATTATGGCAACGATCCGAGAGCAGGTGATCAAGACCCTGTACGAAAAGTGGGCGGAAATCAAGTGCCGCAAAAACGAAATCACGAACGAGATGTGGAAACTGGAGCAAATCGAAGAACACATCAAAAACAAACTAAAATCTTATGGAAAAACTATCGAAACTGATCCAATGGATCAGAACTCTGCCATTATGGGGGAAGTGTGTCGCGCTATTGATCTTGTTGTTAGCGGCAACGCTAACGGTATTCACATCGTGTGCCGTGAATCACCGAGTAGTACAAAGTAGCTACAACACGACGACGGGCGACAGTATTGTAATTCGATACGAACAGACGGGTCGATTCAAGAAATAAACCCATGAAAAAATACCTACCAGTAACCTACGTAGACGAAGACGGGGTGATCTGGACCAAAGAACAATTAAAGAACAAAACATTCAAACGTCATGAAAAAAAACAATACGAACAAAAAGACAGCTTCACAGGAAACACCTACATCCACACAATCCAACCAATCGAGAATATACGCGAAATCCCTGTTACAGGATCACTATTCTGAAGCAGAGGAACGCGAAGTCGAACAATTCGAATGCATCGAACTAAAGGGACGATACGAGCCGATCCGGCTGATCGGAGAGACGGGCAAGTACACAATGTGCCTCGGAAACTCGGCGGTGTGGGACAAACCGATCAAATCGAAAAAGGAGGCAGAGATGCTACTCGACCGCATGCCGATCAAATTGATGCTTCTGATGAACTGCGTCTATGGCAAGTACATGGACGAATACCTGAAAAGCGTAAGCGAAACGAAAAAGCCCACGGAGGCGTAAAGTCCGCTATACCTATAAATTTCCAGCGGGCCGGAATATTTCCGGCCCGTAACTTTAAAACCTTCATTATATGTCAATTACAAAAACACTCGGCGGCGACCGGGTAGGGTCCGGTCAGAAAATGACCGTACAACTCGAAAACTTCGGACGTGCATCGTTCAACATCGGATGCATCGTGGCGACGGATCAAGCGGCAGGAACGATCGTGCCGTACTTCTGCGACATCGCAACGAACGGAACAACGTACTATATCGACATGGCGACCAAAACGCGAACCTTGCCGACGGTAGGACCTCTGTTCGGGTCGTTCAAACACCAGCTTGACTGGTTCAGTATTCCGATCCGACTGTACATCGGGGCGCTACACAACAACGCGCTGGGTATCGGCATGAACATGGCGCAGATCAAAATGCCCAAAATGGACTGCTTGGTGTACTACGACAACCAAGCGTCATACACCGAACAGTTCAACCAAAAACAGATCGCACAGGATTCACTTTTCGCATACATAGGAATCCGAGGACTGGGCCGAGCCTCGTCAAACGGAACCTACCGAAGGCTCCCGGCAATCTTCTACCTCGCGTACTGGGACATCTACAAGAACTACTACGCGAACAAGCAGGAAGGCATCGGCATGATGATCGGAGCGAGCGCCACACAATGGACCGAATTCGAAGTAGGAAGCAAAATAGCAAACAGCGAATCGAATTACACCTTCAACGCAGACTTCGAAATTTTAGCCGGGGGAAAGGGCTTCCTAACGGTAGATAATGGTACCCCGGCAAGCAATGTCTCAAATCCGGACAACTACGAAATAGTAAAAAAGGAAGGCGACAACATCGTGTACGTGCCAATCGAAGACAATCCCGACATCGACTGGCAGATCAACGAGGGAAACCAGTTTACGCTGTACTTCCACAAAGACTGGACGTTCCCGGGAGAGACAGTAGTAATCAGAACGAACGAACAGCGAATCCAGCTGGTAGATTTTCCATTGGAGAACATCGACAACATGCGCGAGAGAATACTCGCCACTCCGAAAACAACGGAACTGATCATTTCGACGGTAAACGAGGGGAAGCAAAGACCGTACGCACATTCGTACTACCAAATGCGAACGAATCAATCGAATTTCGCCAACGGCATCGGGGCGTACTACTCACAATGCGGCCTTGCGCTTCGCACGTATCTGTCGGACCGATTCAACAACTGGCTCTCCAGCGAGTGGATCGACGGAGCAACGGGAGTGAACGAAATTTCGGCAGTTGACGTGAGCGACGGAAAACTGACAATGGACGCCTTAATCCTTGCGAAAAAGGTATTCAACATGCTGAACCGAATCGCAGTGAGCGACGGAACGTACAACAGTTGGCAGGAAGCCGTATATGGCGTAACGGCGGTGAGAATGGCAGAGAGCCCGATCTACTGCGGCGGAATGTCGTCGGAGATCGTATTCGACGAGGTAGTATCGAACAGCGTGGCGATCAACGCGACAGGCGAAGAGGAGCCGTTAGGATCGCTGGCAGGCCGAGGAGCAGACCGAGGCAGCAAAGGCGGACGGAGCATCAAGATCAAGATCACCGAGCCGTCCATGATTATGTGTCTCGGGTCGATCGTGCCGAGGGTCTTCTACTCAGAAGGCAACAAGTGGTGGACCATGATTGACACCATGAACGACTTACACAAACCGAGTTTGGATGCGATCGGATTCCAGGACCTGTTAACCGAAGAAATGGCTGCCTGGAGCACCGGACTGACGAAAGAAACAGAAACAAACGGTGTCGGAACGCCGGAATACAAAGCAATCGGCAAGCAAACGAGTTGGATCGAATACCAGACGAACGTGAACCAGTCGTTCGGAGGATTCGCAGCAGGCGGCAAACTGGATTGGATGGTGCTGAACAGACCGTATCACACAAACAGACTCATTAAGGCCGGAGAAGACAACAAGACACTGATCGGAGACGCAACGACGTACATCGACCCGCGACTGTTCAACCGAGCATTTGCCGATACGAAACTGACGGCAAAGAACTTTTGGGTACAGGTGGCATTCGACATCACGGCACGGCGCGTCATGTCAGCAAAACAGATTCCCAACTTGTAAAACACACAAAAACGAAACAAAATGAGAACACCGAGAGTGAAAAGGCATGCGTCATGCATGGGAATGGAGAACACGTACAGCGCAGAATCGCAAGTACAGAAACTCCGCAGGATCGTGGAAAACAAGGAGCCGATCAAAGACGAGGCGCCGACGATCTACACGCCAAAAAGCAAAGGAGTGATGCCGGAATACGACATCCGAACAGACCGATTCGAAGTAGCACGGGAAGCGCTGGAAAAAGCAGGCAAAGCCGAGGCAGCGAGGATCGCAAAGGGACTGGATCCGCAGGTCGAGAAATCGCAGGCAGAGCAGACGACAGGAGTAGAACAGCCAGATGGCATTGGGCAGTAGCCTTCGCAAATCGTCATAAACGTACGAACATCGGAAGAGGGAAAGGGGTAAACCCGAGTACCTCTAAACCGACTTTTTGAACAAAATCGCTTTTAGTAGACGATTATGCATATATAACAAGAAGGTATCTTGTCTCGATTTTTTTGAAAAAAGAGCGAAAAAACGAACGAATTGAACAATATGGGCAAATTTAATGACTTCCTCAAAGGAGCAGAAAACAGCGCGCTGGCCGGAGTGACCGGGGGACTATCCTCGGGAATCAGCGGCGCGGTAAGCGGCATATTCGGGAACATCGGATACGGCCGAAGACTAAAAAAACAGATCAAGGCTCAAAAGGAGCTGAACGAACAAGCAGCACAGCTGAACTATGAATACGGAGAAAAAAGCGCACAGAACGCATACGAGCGAATGCTCAACATGTACCAGCGAA